CAATGCCCGGGGCAATGCAAATATGGTCCCGGCTGTAACCGCTTCCGAATAAACCGGGTTTTGCGCCGAATCCGCATACAAGCTCAACGTAACGTCAGCATAATCGGATGCACCTAGACTTGCGCAAGCAAACACGCCCCGGTCCGGGAATTTGAAGAAGTTTCCCCGCCAGCTTGGCGCATCTACCAACGATATCCCTTCGTCGCCTACCGGCTGCACTTTCTTGGCGAATAAAATGACTTCGTTGACCGCATGGTCGTAGCCCGAGAAATCAATGTCAATTGCGCTGTAGTTCCCCATGTCGGCCAGCCGGACTTCGCCCGGGCCAGAAATATTGATGGCTTTTGTGTAAGAAGTGGCCCCGTCTGCATAGAGCTTCAGTGTCCGGGGGTAGCTGTCTGCATGGACAATTACACTTCGGAATTGGGCTCGATCCGGGAGTTCATACCGGGAATACAACCACGGCGGCATATCGGTGTCTCGGGCTAGAAGATGCAGCACATCCCCTTGGACAGGTGCCCGAGTGCGGGGACGAAGGATTAAGCTATGCACTTCCCCGGGGGCGTTAACATCAACTGTCCATAAAGGCGTTTCGTTTGATGGGGACACCCGGGGCAACGTAAACGCTTTCCCGCTGGTAACGGTTTTAGGCTCGCTGTTAAGTTTGAGAATAACGTTGTAATCGGAAGCGCCTATGCTGCCGCAAGCAAACGAACCGCGATCGGGAAATTTGAACGATAGATTGCGCCAATTGGGGCGACGGCCCATTTGAATCCCGTTATCCCCTATCAATATCTCGTCTTTGGCAAATATCCCCACTTCCCGAACGGCATAGTCCATGTTGGCGTCTTCCGCCGCATTCAAAAAATAGAACTCGACAGAACTGCACAGCTTTGCCGCCGTACCCAGCAAGGTTTCTTGCCCCGGCGTAAGACTTACTGTTTCCGTTGCCAACTCTACGCCGTCCAAAAACAAACGCATCTTGACGGAGGTGTCCGCGTCCACACGCACACTCACAAGCTCGACTTGTTCAGAAAATTCGTATCGGCAATACAGCCACGGGGGGATAGTCCTCGGGTTTGTTACCCGCAACACTTTGCCTTCAACGGGTACAGGTTGGCGAGCCATGAATATCGCGCTGTCGATTGCGTCATCGGCGGCAATGTCTATTTCCCAAAGCGCCGCTTCTGCAAGAGACCGGGCAAAACGAAAGACTTTACCGGAAGTCACGCAATCTACGCCGCCTGCAACGGGTTCGGCGGCGCCGTCCGCATACAACCACATGCTCAAGGGATAGCTGGCCGCCATTATGCTTCCGCAAACGGGCTTGCCCCGATCGGCAAAGCTGAATAAGTTGCCGCGCCAATTCTGGCGGCCCACAAGAGATATTCTATTGTCGGATATCGGCTGTACCTTTCGGGTAAAGAGAAGAACTTCTGTTACTTTTTCATCATCGGCCCCGAAATCGAAGTCGATGCTGCTGCAACGCGCCCAATCAAGGCGAATCTCTCCTTCATCGGATATTTGAAGCGGGGGTTCGGTTGCAGTTGCCGAACCGTCCGCATAGATGTTCATCGTCACAGGGTAGCTCGAAGCATGGACAACTAACGATTTCGGTATTTCTTGATTGGTGAATTCATACCGTTTCAACCGCCAAGGCGGATGGCCCCCGGTATTAACTTCACGAAGCAATTCTGAAACCGCTTCTGTGCGTCGGGTAAGAAGCGCCAAGCTATCAATGTGAACGTCCTGTTCGATTGATATGCGCCATGTGTGCGCCCTGTTGTCGGCCCGGGGCAGCGGGAACAAGTTCCCGGTGTCAACCTGGGCCGTATATTTCAAAGTAATCCCGTCCGCAGCATAAAACTTGACCGGGATTGTCCCTGTGCCGTATGCGGATAGCACAAGGGCGCAGAATTGGTTCTTCTCCGGGAATTTAACCCACATGTTTTCCCAAAGAGGCGTATTCTCAGGGGTAAACCGGGCCGAATCCGTAATGTCGTATACGATACGATCAAATGCCTGGACCCTGGTTGTCTTGAAGGAGGAGACAACCTCAAATTCCCACACATAAGCCGCGCTCACATCGCCGATTAAACTTACAGGCTCGCCGCTTGTAATGTTCTTGCTTGCCGCCAGAGCGCCGTCTGCGTAAATGTTCAACGTTGCCGCGCCCTCGGCTATCATTTTGACGTAATCGAATATGGTCGGTTGTTCAAACCGCTTTTTGGGGGACCGCCATGTAAGTTCGGCCAATGCGCCGTCTGAATAGGTCGTAATAGCGTTCAGCGTCTCGTCGAAATCGACGCGAATATCGTCTGATTCGCCCGAGACTTTTAGAAACACGCTATTGTCCGCGGTCTTCGCATCCATTAAACTGGGGCTGTAATCAAGCCACTCCTTCCGCGTGAAGTGTTCTTTGGTAACAACCTCTACTCCGGAGCCAGAAACAACCGCCACCCCGTCATATGTCGCATAAAACACGCGGGCGCCTATCTGGCAAAGCGACAGGAAGTGACCGCTGCCGTCTGCCAACAACGGGGCGCTTTCACTCAAAACGGCTTTTGCCATGTGCTCCGGGGGGGACCCGGTTACTCCAAACACTTTCTCGCCGGCAAACACGATTATCGTGTTCCCGCTAATCGCAATGGCTTTAATGGTGTCTTGGAAAGGGATTGTGTATTCGTCAGGCCATACCCACAACCGGTACAGATCGGACAAATACAAGGTCTTCTCGTGAAACGCTACGCCAAACTGCGATGGATGCATTTTACTGCCGGCAAGAAACGTCTCTTTTGCCACCTCGGGATAGTTCCCAAACGGCGGAAGAGGATCGGCTTGCGGGCTGCCATAGGGCAAAAGAACGCACGAATCAGCGTTAACGTCGCCGCGCAAAAGAAAATCGTCAGACCCTTGGGATTGGTTGCTGCTTTGATACACTCGATTTTTTGAATAGCCGTCTGCACGCGGCGTATTCAATGTCAATTCTTGGCCGGGGCGCACAAGAATCAGGTCCGATACTTCGCTTGGTGGACCCTCTTCGTCGGCGTCGGTAAGCATCGTTTGCACAAAATAGTAATAGCGCCGCGTGGGGTACGTATAATTCAAGTGGATGCGGAACGCTACATAAGCCGTCACGCCCGGGAAATACCAACGTTCGCCGTCTGGATTGATTACCTTAATTGTCGGGCGCCACGTAGGGCCGTTTACGTCCCACGCCCGGAATTGGCCGTAAACATGATCGCCGTAAAGCAACGGGACAAAGCCCCCGGGCAAGACGGAATCCCCATAAGACGGCACTTCTGGGAGGTTAACTGCTTGCTCCGGTCCTCCTTGCCCCCACTCGTCCGCAATGAATTTGAACCGATAACGCGGGCCGTAGACATAGTAAGGCTCGTCCCTATAATCCAAGTCTTTGTAAAAAGACGACATCGAACAGATCATCCACATCCCAACTTCGTCGTACCGTATGGTCACTAACGACAAAAGTTTTGTGACAACGTTGTCGTAAACCCAGTTTCCCGAATCGTCGATGTAACAGAAGTATGTCCGGGCCTCGATGTTCATCCAAGTGTTTCCGCCCACCACGGGTTTACAGATGTATTCAAGATTGTTCACAGAGGGGGCCGTAGGCTTGGTTATCTGTATCACGTCGTCTGCCGGGATACCCGACTTCAACACACCGTCTTCTTTATGCATCGTGTTGAACGGCCCGGTATGGACGGCAGGCACCAACACGCCGCTTGTCAGATCGCAGTTATGCGCCCGTTGCGCAGCGTTTTCCGGCAGTTGTTCTGCATCTAGCCGGGGGATGATCCCTGTAAATGTCTTCCAATCAATCATTTGCCCGTTACCACCCGATAGAACTCCGCCATATAGGCCTTTGATAATTCCGCGTTCATCCGATCATCGCCGTCTTCGGCAAGGGCTTTGGCAACGACAAAGGCCACGATTGGCTCGCGACTGCTTTCGTCCAGATTAAGTGTGCTGCCCGTAGCAGATGGATCGCCGGGGGACCCCATGGTATCGCCCGAGCCTAAGAACAAATCGGGGCGCAACTCATAAATGCGCCGTTCTGCATCCCCGATATATTTCAAGAGCGCCGAGTCCGACCACCGCTCATTCTCGCTGTCTTCGTCGTTGACTACGCGCCTAACAATGTCAATTACGTTGCTCGCTAACATGGCAGCTCCATATTCATATAAACTCGGGAATCTGAACCCGCAACTGTCCGTGACGCCGGCTTGTATAGGTTTCGCGTTTGGCGTCCCCAATCGCCCGCATATACCGTTGCCCCGGCATAACTGCGCCGTTCGGGTCGTACCAAGGTTTGCCGCTCATTAGTTTGATGTTCGCAATGGCGCCGGCAACAACGGCATAGCCCCAGCGGTTCAAGAACCAAGACGGGTACGCCGCGCAATCTTCTTTGGGAAGCAATACCACCTGGACTTCTACATTCAAATTGTCTTCAGTCGGCGCAGGCACTAAAGTGAGCAGGCCGGTCTCGGATACTTTGTAATCGCTGTAGGTCCCTTCCGTAGAGGGATCGTCCGGCGTGGGATCGCCTATTTCGACAAAGCGCACGCGAAGAATTACTGCGTCATAGCCGGGCGTCAGTTGGTATTCGGCCTCATCGGCAACGGTCACAAACGGGGCCAAATCTTCACGCCATATCTCGGTTTGCCGGCAAAAGTCGTGGGCAACAAGACGTAGCTGCTGTTTTAGCACTAAGTCAGGTATGCCGCCGCAATATGGGGCAATTTGGCTTACGAGGTTGTAAAGATTCGTGCCCGCAGCGGTCCCGCCTACCTGTGTGTGGTTGGTCCAAGAGGTCTCTCCGCCATATACGAATTCAACCCAGTAATCATAAATGAGATTCGGCGCCGGGTCTGTGAAAACGTATTCATAGATTCCGGTCGATTTCTTTACCATCGAGGTGCCGCCGGCAACAACGACTTCATCGGTGTCCGTTCGTTTAACGCCGTATGTCCCGGCCTCGTTGGACAGTTTGACGCTCGTAGGATCGGTCAGAATGCCATCCGCCTTGAATATCCAACGAATAACGCTTTGGCTCATTTAGTTGTCCCCTTCGCCATCAACCGTATAGGCCTTAACATCGATCACAAGGCGGTACGTGTCCCCTGTGCCTTGCGGAGTTGCCGCCATACCCCGGGTCAAAATGCCCACTATGTCCAATAACCGTTCGCCTTCGCCGCCTACCAGCAACATGGTGCTTGCGGCATCTTGGTTGTATGCCGCTTTCCACTCGTCGAAGGCGTATTCCTGGTCTTGTACTTTCCAAAACTTCCGGGTCTTATCGTCTACAAGAAACTTGTTGCCGTTGCTGGAAAGCCCCGTCGTGTCCTCATTAAGCAGCAAGTTGTAATGCGTGTCGTCAAGGCTGGTTGTCGTAATATGATCCCAAACGATGCCTTGATGGGCCGAAAGCCCATTGACGGGCAAACCGGTATAGTTTTCAACGGCGTAATAGGCGCTCTTGTTCTCGGTTGCTGGCGCCCCGGTGTGAGAGAATTCCTCTTTCTCAAACACAAGACCGTTGATAGGGCCGCCTTTGCAAACCGAATCGTCGTATACCATGATTCTCGGGCGCCCGGACGTATCGACCGTGTTCCATTTGTTCCCGTGGAAATAAACATCGGCACAGACATGAATCTCGCACATCACTTCGGCGTCGGAAATCGTGTTGTTGGATATTTCAACGCATTCAATATTGTCGGTTAACGATTCGCTGCCAGTCCCAACGCCAAACAAGCTGAAGTTGTAGCGCGTGCCGCCGCCGTTGTGGGCTTCGCCCCATTTCTTGGCCGCGTCGGACGGGCCAGGGTCGAAATAGCCTTCAAACTCTTCTGGAGGCATCCCGACTATGCTGTTGGTCTTTTCTTCGGGATTGTTGGTAACAGGATCAATCCAACCGGACATTGCGTTCCCATCTACGTAAATGTTCTTGGGCGTAACGCCACCTTTCGTGCGGGCGCACAACCGCAAGGCGCACCGACCAAACGCAGAACGGGAAAATGAATTCCCACGAATGACCCCATTGTTCATCACGCTCAAATAGGCAATATGATTCCCGGACAGGTCAAACTCGTTTTCGAGAATCGCCCATCGTGTTGCAGTCCCGAATACCATCGAATAGGCTGAGCGGTAGAAACTGCAATCTTTCATAAATAGCCCATGTATCCGATTTACGTCGGTCGGTTCCTGAACGGATATATCGTTCCAATTGTTCTGGAAATCGCACCGCAGAAACAGCAAATCAAATAGAGACGCCGTGCTATACCAAAAGGTGCCAACGTTGGTTTCCTGATCGGCAGACGTACCGTCCAACACAAGGTCCTGAAACGTAAAATGCGCGGTGCCCGCAGCCGTGTTCGCAAGAATCATCGAATATTCCTGTGCCGGGTCTGACGTGCCGCTCAGTTTTATGATTGGTTTGGCGCCCGTGCCATAGGCGCCTATCAGAAACCCGTTCCCGGGCCAATGGGAAACTGTAACTTGCCGCGAGCCGACAGTGAATGTCTGCCCCCGCTTAAAAAGTATCCGGTCGCCGCACGACAAGGTTTTGGCCCATAGGGTGTTGAACGCCTTCAATGCCGTCTTCCAGGCGTGGTCGGCCCCTTGTCCAAGACCGTCGTTGTCGTCGTCGCCTATCTCGGAATCGACATAATACGTGTCCCCCGTCCGCTCCAAAACGGTAATCTGAATAGTATCGCTTGACTCTTGGCCGTTGGCCGTTACTGTCAGTTTCGCCGTATAAACCCCAGGCGATTCATACACATGGGCTGCGTTGATCCCGCCAGATTGCGTGTTGCCGTCGTCGAAATCCCACTCGTATTTAGCCTCTCGGGTCCCCGGAGCCGATGCGTGCCCCTCAAAAAACACGGGGAATGGCGCATAATGCTCTACCGCGCTTGCTTCCGAATAGCCGTATTCCGGGCCTGCATTGCGTTTTTCTACAACCCAATCCGGCTCTGTAACTGCTATGACTGCGTTCACTGCCATTAGTCGGAATCGTCCTCTTCTTCTATGACGTAGCCTTCAGTCTCAATCGAAATTGCGTACATATCGCCGGTTTCCTGGGGGCTACATGCCATCCCGTTTGTCAATAAGACCAATAAATCAACCGCCATCAGCTTTTGGTTCTCCCGCTGCCGTCTGTTTGAATGGTCAAAGTGATGATTTTTGTCGCGTCGTCGTCGGCATAGAAATCAAGCGTAATTGGATCGGTTGCCGTCCGAACAACTTTGCCGCAAATCGTTGAATGCAACCGTTTGATCGCCGTTTTAAGGTCAAGTGTCCCATCTACTACGCCGGCCAGGACGGCTGTCGTGACTTCTCCGGCAGTCACATCGTTTAACGCCGCTATCGCATCAATAATGGTTGTTTGGTTCGCCGCGGTCGCATCCCCGCCCGGCCCTTGTTCCAGGGCATTCTCTGTAAACCGGTACACGCCCGCATCGTCTTCAAGCGTGTCGTCTACTTTGTCCGTGACGGCTTTGATAGCATCGATCAATAGGTCTAACCGTTGCCCGTCGCCAAGATCGTCTGTGTTCGCCTTGATTGCGTCGATTAGGAGGTCCAACCGCCCGCCGTTTGTCCAGTCTGTCTGAAGCTCGTTTGTGTCGGCCTTGATATCATCAAGAATGGCATCCAACCGTCCCGCGTCGGCCCAGTCGTCTGTAACGGCCTTAATTGCATCAATCAACTGGTCTAACCGACCGCCGTTTGTCCAGTCTGTCTGAAGCTCGTTCGTATCGGCGAGTATCGCATCAAGAAGCACATCCAGCCGACCGTCGTTGTGCCAATCGCCCTGCAATTCGCTCGTGTCGGCAAGTATCGCGTCAACCAATAGGTCTAGCCGACCGCCGTTTACCCAATCTGTCTGAAGTTCGTTTGTGTCAGCGAGGATCGCATCAACCAGCAGGTCCAACCGACCACCGTTTGTCCAGTCTGTCTGAAGCTCGTTTGTGTCGGCCTTGATTGCGGCCAGTTCCGTTGAGTTGGCATCCATCTCTGTCCGCACCGCTTCCGCAGTCGAACCCAAATCGGCAAATTGTGTCCCGTCCCAAACCGCATCGCCGCTTGCAATAACGCTATCGGTCGCAGCGGGACTTCCCCCCGCTTGTTCAAAGGACAGAACGGAATAGCGGCCAGCATCAAGCGATGGAAAGGCGCCGACATAAATTGCGCTCGTGCCTTGCCGGGAAAGGGCAATGTCATAATTGCCCCAATTGCCTTCTGTGTAGGATTCAAAGGCGCTACCGTTCCAAACATCCCCCGAACTATCCCACACCTGGAAATAGAGCGTTGCCCCTGAGAGGTTGTGCGGTATGATCACTTTATCGGCCATCAGATATAATCCCTTGCATCAACGATGTAACCGTTGTCGCCATCGTCGGTGTCTTTGATTACGGTCATCCCGTTTCGACAATAGATGTGCGCCAAGGAAAATGAGTCTGCATCAAGCGAAGGAGCTGACGGCGTTGCCGATTCGGTGCCTTCTTTAACGTTTGGGCCTACCCCGAGAGTCCATTGGACTAAATCAATTCGGCGGAGATCGCCTTGTGACCCGCCTGTAGGAACGGTAATCGGCCCAAGCGTCGTAGAAGATGCTAAACGAGCAATCCGATGGGATACGTAGCCCGAAAGCGCCCCTACATCCACATAAAGAGACGGCGTGCCTTGCGCCGTCACGGCGCCAGTGTCCCCATCGTTGCGGATTAAGCCGTCGCCGCCGCCTTGGGTAAGCGACAACATATGTTCGACTGTCGGGCTGCATATTGCCGCAGACAACAAAGTAAGAGGCATGCACGCCTCCTAACTAAGCGGTGCAGACTCAAGCTCTTTAAGCTGCGTCCGCATCTCCCGACGCGTCATGTCGGGCGATAGTTCTACCCCATATTCTTTTCTACCGTAATCAACCAACTCTGCCCGGCTCTGCAACCGATCTACCGGATGGACAGTAGGCGGACGCCCCGGTCCCCGTTTTTCTTTGAGAGGGGCTTGCGGCAACCGCGTATTGATCTCCGCCGCATTGCCGGATTCTGTTTCAGCGTCCGCCTCTACTGCCGACGCTGCTTCCGGTTCGTCTTCTTCATTGTCTTCTTCTGTCGGCTCAGACGCGGCATCCGACTCAACCGCAAAATCTTTCGGCAAAATAGGTAAAGGGTCTTTTCTTTCTGCTTGCGCACGGGTTATTTCGCGCATGTTGTTTTGCGCGGCAAGAACCGCAGTCCAAAGAAAGATTGCCCCATCGTCTCGGACCAAATATCGTTCTCCGCCCATGAATTTAGTTCCTTTTGGCTTGTGCATACGATTGATGTTCGCGAAGCGGGCCGGGAATAGGTGAACGCGATTCAGCTTGCAATTCTTTGAGGTTGGCGTAGTACCGGACGGCAGCCGCGCTAAAATGACCGCAGTTTGAACAAAGCATGTTCTCTGCATCATCTTCATCTGTGAATAGATAAAGACGGCTGTAACCGCATGTGCGGCATCGCCCTTTTGCCAACAACCAAGCCATAACGCATTCACCCGATTATCAGCGTGAATTTGCCGACTTTGGTGTCGCCGCCTTGGGCAACTACTACTTTGACCCGCTCGTTTGCGGCATAAATGTAGTCTTCAACCGGCTCCCCGGCAGCCGCGTACAACGATGCAACTCCTTGATAGTCGTGTGTCGGCTGTCTGGGGCAAACGGTTTTGCTCGCGTTTATATCCGTTTCAGACCAAACGTTTTGGGCTGTAGCCTCGGTTGTAATTGTGAAGTCCGCAGTGGCGGCATAAGGAGCCGTCCCGTCTTTGGCATACATCACCGTTAAAATGCGGCCTTCTACACGCGGGAAATAACCAACGCCGTCGCCGCTGCCGTCGGTCTCAATCGAAATATCGTAGTGTTCTATGCCCATCAAACTCTCCTAAGTAAAGGGAGAAGGCTGTATCCGGGCAGTATTACTGCGCGGCCACCCCCCGGATACAACTCTCAGCTCTCCCCGGGACGGTTAACCGTCAGCTTGATAGCCCAAGCAATACACCGTCACCGTGATCACGTCTGTCGTTGGGTCGCCTGCGTTAATCTCAAGGTCGATTACGTCGGCGTCGTCATGGAACACACCGTCGCCTTCCTGGTCGGTCGAGTCGTCGAAATGGACCGTGGCGGTCGTGGCCCCGTCGATGTACGTGTCTTTTGCCGTCGCATCGCCGATATCGAAATCGGTCATGGTCCCGGCAACTTCAACATGTACGCCAACGCGCCAGACAAAGGTGCCCGCTGGGATATTGAACAACTTGATAATATCCGAGGCTTTGGGCGAATCCGTTTCAACGTCCCGAGCCCAGTCCCGCCATTTGGTGAAATCAAGGCGCTTGCGCAAACAAGTCATACCCCCGGCATAAGGCGGAGGCAATACTTCTGTGCCGCCCATCCGTAGGTCAAATGTGGATACAGCCATTGTCTTGTCCTTTCAAAATTGCGGCTGGTTTAGCGGGCGCCGGACGAAACAGACACCCGCTAAACTCGCCTTTTCCCATCCGGCTTATTGCCGGATATACAGGTGCCCAATCGCTTCCGGCTTGTTGACAAGCCGCCCATAGACAAACAGCGCACGAACCAACTGACCGAAATCGTTGGGGTCCGTGAATTGCTCGCTAGTGTCTAATTGGGCTGCAAACGTCACGCCGTCCGGATGGCCGAAACAAGCGTTCCAGACTTTCACGGTGTCTGTGCCGGTCGTAAGGTTGCTCGACCGATAAATCTGGAACCGGTCCACTTCCCCGATCCGACCATTCCGGATTGGGCTCGTGTCGTCGCCCGTCAAGCCGGTATTTTTGATGTCGCTTGTTTTGATGAGCGTAATCGCCCATGCCGGCAATACCATCCAACGCCCCTCGTCATCGACCTGTTGTTCGTCCAACACCTGGCCGCATTGGCAGATCACTTCAAGGATGTTGGTTTTCGTCAACTGAAGCGGGGCCGTGGCAGCGCCAAGATTGATGTTCTCGCTTTCCAACCCGGCTGTAGCGCCCTGGTTGGCCGCGTGGGCCTGGCCATAAACGTAACTCAGAACCTCTTGGTCTACCTGGATTTTCAGGTTGTTGGTACCCCTCTTTATCCAAGGCGGGACAAAATCGATCTGAGACTGTTTCAGGTCAAGCTGGTTGGCCGGGAACGCATAGTAAAACCCCTTGTTAATGAGCAACTGGATTGTGCCCGGTTGGCTCGGGGTATAAATGAGTTTCTGGCCTTTGGTGTACTCTCGTACAGCCATCTCCCCATACGTGGGGATGTTTACTGTGTCGCCAAACTGTTTGATTTTGCCTTCATAGTTCGTATTCGCAATCTCGCCAAATACGGTTTTGGCGTAGAATTCGATGTTGAACTCCAAGGCGTACAGTTCCGGGATTAAATTCCCCGAAAGATCGGGGCTCTCCCCGGCAAGTGGATATACAGCCATTGGTCTCTCCTATCGGAAGGGCCGCCGACAGCGGCGATAGGAGAGAATTCAGGCCAAAAAGAAGAGACTTCTTTATTTGGCCTTAATCCGACCAGCCGCCCGGGCCGCCCGTATTTTCTGGCATATTTCGCGTACTTTCGGGCTGTTCGGAGGGCCGTAATGCCCCTTCTGTACAGCCTCAAGCATCGCTATTGCCTCTGCTTCATCAACTTGAGGTGGCCCAGAAGCCGGCGGCGAAGCCGCGGCCGCTCTGGGCATCACTTGAGAAGCAACGGACGGACTTGGGGTCGGGGGATTAGGGGCGTTGGAAGGCGTTGAACTTGACGGTTTGCCGTCTTGTCCGCGCCGAAAAGAATCAAAAAACGCTGCTACGCTAGTGGCATTCTGCGTGCGCTGGCTGCGCTCAAGAAGCTCTTGCCGCGTAGCCATTGCCATTGGGTCATACGCCGAAAGCCATTCTTTCCAATCGTCCCGTGCGTTGATTGTTTCCCAATCAGGCACAAGGTTGGAAAGCTCGCTCCAAAACCGCACCTCGGCATCTTCTTCAAGCTGCCGTTTGGTCGGCGCTAATTGTTCTTGTGCAACCCTGCCTGCTATCTCGGGCATGTCCCGGCGCACAATTTTTGCGACCGCAGACCACCCCTCTTCGGGTAACGCTTGAATCTCTTCGTCTGTGAGACCGTAAACGGTGCGAAGCCGTTCTTCGGTCAATGCTGCAACAGATTCTGTTTGGGCCGGGACCGTTTCGGGCGCTTGGCCGCGATCTGGCAATCGAGGACCTTGCGCTTGAAGCGCTTCCAGCCGCGCCGTAACGTTAGCCAATTGCTCTTCTAAGGCTTTCGCACGGGCGCGTTCCCGAGGCAGTTCGGCGTTGTACTTCCCTTGGAGCGTATTAAGCGATCTTTGCAGACGCGCCGCTTCGCTCGCAGTATCTTGAGGCGTCAAGCCCCCAGGTTGCGGCGGTGTGTCTGAGACCGGTTCCGGGCTTCTGCCCTCTGGTAGCTTGCCGGGTTCGGATACATCCTCAGGCTTAGGGTCCGTAGGGGCCGCATGGTCTGGCCCTGGATGGCCCGTATCCGGCGTTGGCGCATTAGCCAAAGGGGCATCGCCCGCATCCGCTGCCTCAGCAGGTGCTGCGTCTGTTTTCTCCGCCTGTTCGGTTTTAGCAATAGCTTCTTCGTATTGCTGCCGAATGCTCGGAGGCACGTTTTTCCCTAATCTCTTACCCATGTGTCCGTTCTCCTCATGTGGGCCTCACTGGCTCCAAGGTTTCCGGCAATACGGGCCTTGGCCCTTAACAAGGTGTCCACTCCATCTATCCCGTTGGGGTTTGTGGGTCCTGTGAAGTCTCCGCCTGTATGGCGGGCTTCAAACGCACAAAGTGTCCAACGTCCAATCTAGCCATCAGCTACGGGCTGAAGAACTAGCTTTTGCTATATCAATAAGTCGCCGCAATTCTGCAAGAGCCCCGTTGTGCGCATTGAGATTTGCCAATACGTTTACACGGCTTTCTTCAAGTTCCGTCAGTCGCGCACCTAAAGCCTCGACCGAAAGTGGGTTGTCTTCACCCATTGTGTTCGTTCTCCTGGCTCGGGGCACGGCTTATGCGCCGTCGCCAACCGGGACCGTCGTATCAACCAGCAACCACATAGGCGTGCCGTTCACAGAAATTTTGATTCGGGCATCTGAAACAGCGTCTTCACAACCGGTTGTCACCATGTCTGCAACGCCGCTGTCCCCATCAGTCACCTGCACGCCCGCAAGCATCAATAGGTTCTTGACAGACGCTTTGTTTGTGGTGTCGCCGTCAACCACGCCACGGAACAAGCCATGTGCGGCAGGCGGAGCCGAATCGTCGGCCTCCAACCAGAATTCTGATTGAACCGGGGCCAAAGTGCCTGTCGCCGTCCCGCTCGGCAGATGCAATGTCGCCCGCGCCGCCACGCCAAGACCGGACAGAGAACCTGAGTCCCCATAATTGAGGCTGAGGTGAGCGCCGTGCGCCGTCCCACACGCTTTTTCAACCGTGGTAAACGCTCGCAATGCTTCGCCGCCGCCTCCTGCACCGTTCAAGTAAAACCGAAGGTATATTCCTCGGTTATCCCCGCTTGTTGCAGTGTTCTCGAACCGAAATTCGACGTGGTTTTTGTCCGGCAGATCGGTAGTCAACGGGAAATCGGCTGTCCCGGCGCCCATGGCTACCACTTTCGAGCTTAAGGGCTTGTTGCCCAAATGCAATCGCCCAATATTGAGGTCTTCATACAATGCCATCTTTAGGTTACTCCCCTATGTTGTGTTTGCTGGATCGTTTCCAGTGTGTTGCGGGCGTCGTGAACATGCCGGATCAGCTCCTGTAAGGTTTGGCAATGTCCGCGCACCACGTCGTCGCCTGTGGTTACCAATAAATCAAGCTCCTCTTTTGAGGAGTCATACACCCAATTCATAATCTCCTGGAAAAACGGGTCTTGGCTTAGACGCACCATGCCTTCCAAGACTTTTACTGTAGGTCGCTTAAAAACGGACCCCGAACAGCGTCCTCGCGGCTGTTCTCTATCCAAGCTCACTGTTTTCTCCTCGCGCTATGCCCGCAGACACCGGTTCGCCCGCCACGCCAGGGGGTGTTCCAGAAGGGCCGCCGGTCCCAATCTCGGGCATTTGCGCTATGATGTTTTGTTGATAGCGGCGCCGCATTTCTTCAGGCGGGGGGATAATGTCTTCGACTGCCAAATCCAACTGTTTTGCAACTGCACGCAAGACCGTTGCGCGTCCTTCAATCCCCATAATCTGCATATCGACATCGTTAAGGGTCCGAGAAAGAAATTCTTGCCGGCGTAACTGGGTTTGCTCCCGTACAACTGCGCCCAGGACGCCTTTCGGGACAACAAACGCATCGCCTTTGATGGATTTGTCGGGAAGATACTTGAGATTCCAGGCATACATCCGTTCAATAGTTGGCCGTAACACATCTTCATCCATATGCCCGACTACGCGCTTAATGCCGCGGGCGCC